GTGAGAAGCCGGGTGCGCCGTCAGCGGCCCTTCTCCCTCCACAATGGTCTTGATCAGCTTGAACGCATGGAGTCGCTGGGTCACCAGCCGCTTGTTATCCAGCACTTCCGCGCTGAGTTCAAAGCTGGGGTAGGGGAGATATGTGTTGATCATTAGTCGACCTTCCTTATCACGACCTTGGCGTTCTGCTGGCAGTTGGCGTTGATCTCTGCCCACATCTGTGCGATCTCGGCTGCGGTCTCCCGCGCCAGGAACTTCTTGGGTCGGCCGGTGCCGCACAGAGTTCCCTTGTTGTTGATCACGAACATCTCGCTCCCGTTGGGGCGCTTCTCTACGACGATGTAAGGCATCACCCCTCCACCTTGATGATCAACAATCGACGACCGGGCCGCAGGCGCTTCTCGTTCGCGGCCACACGACCGGCGGTCTCGCGATCGAAACGCATGGCCTGTCGCTTGTCGACTTCGGCCATTCCTTTCTCCCCCACCGCGAACAACGGGGGGAATGTCTCGTGTCGTGCTTCGACGATGAACTTCATCGGCGTATCTCGTGCCACACGTCCTCGCGCTTCTCGCAGACGTGCAGGTTCTTGAACCCACGGGCGCGGCGCGTCCCGATGTTGGTCGCCCGGCTCAGCCAATCAAAGCACCGCATGGCCTCCACCCTCCTCTCGTAGCCGAAGAACAGCATGGTCCATGTCGGCATTCCTAGATTGCCGATGGTTTCTTTCTCGTAGAAGACCGCATACTTGGTCTTCGCCATGTTGACTGTGTCACTTTCCATCATCACAGTATGCCCCTCCTGGTAGGCAAGCCTAGGGTAGCACGGGCGGGGGGTTGTGACTAGGTGGGTATCTCGATCATGTTGCCCCACGTCGGTCCCATCGCGAGATCGCAAACCACGGGAACCGCCAGCTGGACGGAGTTGTTCATGATCTCCACACACGCCTTCGCCTCCTTGGCCGACGAGACGCTGAACACGTTCTCGTCATGGACGGTCAGCCGGATCTTGTATCCGGCCCGCCAAGCGTCAAGCATGGACTTCTTGATCATGTCGCCTGCGCTGCCCTGGATCTTGCGGTTGAACATCTTCCTCGCATCGTCGCCTCCCCCCGGATAATAGAACACGCGACAGCGTCGCCCCAGGAGGGTCTCGATGTAGCCGTCCTCCTTGGCCGCATTCTCCGTGGCGCGGGCGGTGGACTTCATGAACGGCATCACGGAGTTGTATTCGTCTAGCAACCGACGACCCTCGGGGCCTGGGGCCAGATATTGAATCTCCTTGCCCTCCTCGTTGACGAAGGAGTCTGGCGATGCTGAGAGGCCCAGGGCTAGACAGAGGCTCCCCCCTCCTTGCCCATACATCTGCGCGAGGTTGAGGATCTTCGCGTAGCTTCGCTTCACACCCATGATGTCCGCAACCTTCTGGTGCAGATCCAGGCGCGGGTTTTCCTGGAACTCCGCTGCCATGCGCTGAGCCAACTTGGATCGCTGGGCTGCGAAGTGGATCGCCAGTCGTGGTTCCTGGGATGAATAGTCGACGCTCGCCAACTGCTCCCCTTCCTCCGCCAGGAACAGGCCGCGGATACGAGCCGAAGCCTCCTCGTCTCGTGCTGGAAGCTGCTGGAGATTCGGGTCGCTGGAGGAGAAGCGACCGCTGACCGTGCCTCCGCCTTCGCCCTTCAACTGATTGAACTGCGCGTGGATCCGGCCCTTCCACTGATGCTCGAGGATCAGCCGTTCAATGAACGTCACCCGTTGCCGGTTCTTTCGCCGCAATGACAAGATCTGGCTTGCGATCTCTCCGGCCTTGTTCTGGTGGCCTGACAGGGCCTCCAGATACTCCGCTGTCAAGCCATCTACTTTCTTCTTGGGAGTCTTCGGGAAGTTCTTCACCCCCTCGTCCCGCAGCGCCCGCATCTGCAACTGGATATCCCAGGCGGTGATGTTCAGGCCGGTGGATGCCTTGAGCGCCCGCCCAGCCTCGCGCTCCTCTACGAGGACGATCTCGCGCAGTTCTTCGGCCTTGGTTACGTCAACACGGATGCCGGTGCGCCGCATCTCCATCAGCATGGGGATGAGATCCATCTCCAGCCGGTAGATATCGGTGAGATTCTGCTCCCTGATCCGCCCCATGTAGATCTTGTGAACGCCCCAGGTCACGACCGCATCCTGCTCGGCATACGGACCGACCACGGCGCTCGGCATCAGGGCCATCATCCCCTTGGGGTTTCCCTTGATGCCAGCCTTCTTCGCCCATTCCTTTAGGAGGGTCTCGTCCTTGCCCACACCGAGCTCGGTCTTCGCCAGGGCGTCCAGGCTGTAGGAGAACCGGTGCTCGTCCAACAGGGGGGCGGCGACCTGAACGTCGTGGATCCTACCTTCTGGCGGGGTGTTCAACCAGCCTAGGTCGTAGGTCGCATTCGCGAAGACCCACTCCAGGTCCCCCCGGCGAAGCTGCTCGCGGAGCCACCGCATGAACTTCCCGATGTTCCCTTCCCAGTTCCCTGCGATGTGGCGGAGAGGCCAATATCCCTGACCGAGGATGTGGTCAATGCCCCATGCCAGGGCGACTCCGGTGATGTAGCCGTTGTCAAACGCCCAGCCGGGACCATACTCTTTCAGTCCTGGATCGTGGGTTTCCAAATCCAGAGCCACGGTGCATCCGGCTGGGATGGTAGGGATCCCAACAGGGGGGACCCAATCGAGAATCTGCGGTTCTTCCATCGTCAGTGTCCTATGGCTCTATCAAGGAGTGGGCAAAGGATGTTGAACATGACAACCCCCCTCTGGTATGCCTGCGGGTGCGTCACCCGTAGAGTTTCGATCTCCTGGAACTTCGCCATGCGGGAGACCAGGACGTCTGGCTTCATGGGTCGCCCGCAGACTCGCATGTAGAAGTCGCGGACGTTTTGAGTCTCGGACCGCTCAAGCAGAAAGGCCGCCGCTCTCTCCGAACGGTAGCCTCTCTTTCCCAATAGGCCCAGGGCGATGCGGAGTTCTGGGAAGTCTCGTTTCCAGTTCACCAACACCTTTCCGGCGTTGCTCATGGCGTGGTCCTTATGTGGGGTGCCACCCTAGGGAGGCGGGGAGAAGCGGGGCTGGGCCAGGGGTTGCGGCCCCCGGCCCTAGCCTGTCTCTGGGGGCCTACCCCACCGTCGGTGTTGGCAAGTCCATAATGCGGGCCAGCCCGGCTTTTGCCATGTGCAGGAGATCGGGCTGGCCGGTGCGCTCAAACATGATGATCAACATGATCACCTCGGTCTGCTGGTCGGCGAGGCCTTGGTCCCTGCCGAACTTCCAGATATCCGGCGGGTCGATATAATCGTCTTCGGCGGATTTCGCTGCCTCCGTCTCGATCAGCTTATCCATGAAGTGCATCGCCTTCTCGAGGTCCTGAATGCCGTTCTTCCGGTGGGCGCGGGTGACATACTTCGTGATCTGCCCCGCCAGATAGGGGAGTTCGAAAGCGACGGCGAGGTCCCAATGCTGGATGCCAGTCGTCGACTGATAGTGGCTCCCCCCGACCTGCCGCTCGTTCGCCGTGGCGCCGGGCACGGGGACCGGCTTGCCCCGATGCTGGATCTGGCTGGCCTCCTCGATCAGGCGCTTGAGCCAGTCAGCCACGCTGCCCATCGCCGTATGGTCGGTCAGGGTGCCCGCTTTCATGGCGAGCCACAGCGGATCGGAGGAATATCCCCGCGGGTCGCGCCCCATGTAGACGTGGAGGTCCTTGATCCACGCGGCGATGAAACCCTGGCCGATCTGGCCGACCACGCCGGTCGTCAGGGCAGCGAGATATTCTTGGCGCTCCTTGGTGAGCATGTAGGGCGGGATGCTCGGGATGTTTTCCATGATAAGGATCTTCTCCTGGGTTGTGAGGTTGCCGATCAACAGTCGCTCAATCCAGAGCGCCGCTTCGTGTTGCTCCCCCGCGCCGCTCAGGTCGCCGGCCATCAGCCGCTTGTGCATGAGGTCCTGCTCGGCATAGCGAGGGGGGAGTTTGTGATGCGCGCAGATGTCGCGCATCCAGTTCGCCATCATCCGTTGCTGACCGCTGTTCGCGACGCCCTGGCGAAAGGCGCTCATCAGTCCAGTGCGGCCGTCCGTCATTTCCACGGCGGACGATGGTTGACCGTGCTTCTTCATCGGAGAAATCCTTGTTCCTTGCAGAATGGCAGGAGCGCCATGGGGACGAAGTTGGGATCCTGGTTGATCATATTGACCACGTTGTCAATAACGATCTGGAACCTCTGGTTTCCCAGGGCGAGTTCCCTCTTGGCGTGGAGGCCCGCCTCGATGAGATCGCACCACTTGAGCCAGTTCTGGCAATGCTCGTCCAGACCAACGGAGTGGAGTTCCATCTCCTCCGCTATCCGATCCTCCATATCGCGGTGATCGTCGGTGCGGGCCAGCTTCGGCATATCACCGATGATGGACTCGGGCAGATCATGATCCAGCGCCGCCTGGATGAGGATCAACTTCACGGTGTTGTTCCCCGGATACAGGTGAGAGATCAACATGGCAACCCCCCACGAGTGCCCGGCGAGGTCCTGGGGAACGAGAGTCGGCAGCGTGTGCCACCGAGTCACGTCGTTGCCCATCTGGATGAGTTCGGCAACACCGGTCATGTCAGACCTCCTTGAACCACATCTTCGCCGCGACGAACCAATCCACGGTGTCCGGCAGGTGCTTCGCCGATCGCCGCTCCCAGGCATCCAGCATCGGCGCCACGACCTGCTCCATGAACGGGCTGGTGAACAGGGGCGGGGGGAGTTTCCGATCCAGCGCCATCATCATGAGGCCGACCTCATGACGAATGTTGTCGCCCAACTCGTATCGCTTGGGCGGGTAGTCCAGGTTCATGCTGCCGAACTTCGCCACGTCGGGGCTGGCGCCCGGCCCGAAGCCGGTGTAGACGTGGAGGTTCGTGCTGACATGGGTCAGCACCCCCATCGGCACCATCAGCCGCTCAGCCAGGAACTCCTGGAGGAAGGAGAACTGCACGACGTTCGCCCCGAGCAGGCCCCAATAGAGATCGTTGCTGCGGTTGACCACGGTGAGGTCAAGGACCGGGCCTTGGTTCCCCCCGTGGTCGACGATCCGCGGTATCACCATCAGGTTGCAGGGGATATCCTTGGAGTTGATGCCCAGATCGGCGTTGCTGTTCCAGATCTGCAGGACGGCGCGGCGGCTGTTCGGTTCGCGCTCCAGCATACGGACGATCAGGTCCAGCTGGAAGGACAATCGACGACCGTAGTGCGCCCGAATCGTGGTCCCGTCGTCGCTGTAGTCCGCGTATCGCGGCAGGAACTTCGTGAACGGCGACAGCAGATTCACGTTGGTGAGGATGCTGAGTCCATCGATCAGCATCAGGAACGGGTTGCTCCGCCGGTAGGGGCAGAGGAGGACCCGCTGCCAAGGATCGGTGAAGCCGACCATGATCGGCTGACGAAGGGCGATCACGGTTCCATTCCGTGACTCCTGCTCGTCCCCATACATGGTCAGCGCCTCGGGCAAATCGGCGATCGCCATATTCACGTCGGTGTAGAGTCTATACATGATCTTGCCGCCTCCTGAACGGCCGGTGCCATTATACCCTGCCAAAAAATCCTTGCAAAGCCTCACGACCAGCGATCTCAAAGCTGGCCTTGCGCTTGCCTACGAACTCACCTTTCCCCTCGGCGAGTCGCATGAAGGTCCGAGCGGCAGTCTTGGCCTCGAACCTCCACAGGATCTGCTGTGCATCGCGGACCCAATCGCTGTAGTCCGACGTGCATACTTCGTCGATCGCCTTCGCCCACTTCCTGGGACCGGCCTCGGTCGGGGGCAAGGGGACGAAATGGTAGTCAGGCTGGAGGGGGGAACCCTCGTCCTTCCAGTCCCGCATCATCGGCACGGCGCCCATGATCAGACCGTCGATCACCACCCGGTTGAAGTGAGCTCCATACTTCGCGTAGGTGTTGGACCACGACGGGTCAATCAGCGCCCGGCGCCAGGACAACATCTCGTCCCGCTTTTCGTTGGGGATGTAATCCAGGTAGTGCATCGCATGTTCTTCGGCGACGCCCCAGATCGGCTGGTCGGCCCAACCCTTGACGAAGTCCTTATCCTTGCCTCGCCACAGATAGGCAGGCTTGACCTTCGTCTCGCTCGTCATGTAGTATCGTTCAATCCCCCCTCCTGCCACGTATCGCGGACCGGGGGCCTCCATGAAAGGGACCGCACGCACGAGATCGTCGACCCTCTTCCAACGCTTGAACGTCTGGAGACTCAGCCATCCTTTCCGCTTGTTCCAGGCCCGGCCTCGCTCCATCCGCTGCTCAATGTCCCATTGCGGGCTGGGCACCAGGGACATCGGGATCGGCAGAACCTGCTTCGCTCCAGCCAGGGCGCAGGAGTTCACGCATCCGATGCCCTTCCACCGCCCGGCCACTTCGGAGATCCACGGCGTGTTGAAGATATTCCCGTCGTGGGAGTGGGCGACCTGGGGGACGTTGAGGTCGTAGAGATCGGGCCATTCGTTGTTGCCGCGATTCAGCGCATTCATGGTGGGGATCGGCACCTGCCAGAAGATCAGGTCAAATCCCCGGGCGAACTTCCGCCAACGGGTCAGGCCGATCTTCCCCTTGTAGCGGAACTTCGGGAACGAGTAGCCCTTCTTCTGGTCCTCAAACAGCGCCAGGATCTCAGCACGGTCGGTGTCGGACGTAATGATCCCGCTGGTGGGGGGATCTCCATTGTGGTCCCTCCACTCCATCTGGATCGGCAGCACATCATGGCCGAGTTCTTGCAGCCCGATGATCAGGCCGCAGGTGGAGTTCGCAATACCCCCCACGTCCATGATCGTATGGTGGACCATCAGGATTCGCATGTCATTCTCCTCAGGGCATCGGCGCGGGGTTGCGGGTGTAGCGTGAGCGGACGGTCCCTTCCCTCAAGGTCAGTCGCCGGTATTTATCGAATTCACAACACACAGATTGCCAATCCATGATTTCAAGTCGCTTGAATGTGATTGGCAGGCGAGCGCGGGCCTGGGCGTATGCCCGGTGCATGGCGTCTAGCCAGTCGTCAGAGGCAATGCGCTTGTCCGGGTGCCGTCCCAATAGGCGGTTTATGCCTCGCAGACTGCCCGGCCCGGCTGGCGCCCATGTGTGTCTGTCTGTCCACGGTAGTTCTGGGCAGACATGCCGCAGATCGGCTACAGCCTGTCCCGCCATGAATGAGCCGATGCCCGGCTTCCCGTTCAGGTAGGTCCACATGGACTGCATCGTTTGGGGATTGTTGGGCGCATCTCGTCGATTCTTCCACAGGGGGGCTAGGATCTTCTGCGTGACCTGGAGAATCTTGTCTCCCCCCAGGGCTCCATTGATGATGTATGCCCCGGTGAAAATCTTGTGTCCCTGACGCTTCCGCTTGAGCAGCGCATCGGTCCAGGCTGCCTCGTCGTAGGGCGCGGGGTAGGGGAGTTCTGCCAGTGTGTCGGGCCAGTTGATCAACCGCCCTGCCAGGACAGAGACGAGACGATCCCGGACAGGAACGTCGGGGTTGGCGCGATGCCAGTTCAGGAGCCAGCGGCTCACCCGATCATCCATTCGCCTGACGTTGCACCACCGGAAGTCACGCAGAAGTAGATCCTCGGTCCAGGGGGGAGGAAATCCCGCTTCCTGCTTCTTACGGATACTCTCTCGTTCCGCAATCCAATAGCAGAGGATATCCATTTCTTCTTCGAGTATCTTCACGTCGGCCCCCAAGAAAAAGGCCGGGGAGATTGCGCCCCCCGGCCCATGAAGTCATGCACGTCTGGTGGATCAGTCGTTGAT